CCACCTCGTGCGGCTCCGTATGGTACGGGAACACGCCGACGAGGTTTGGTCCGAACAGTACGCGCAGCCGGAGGGACATCCCCTCGCCCAGCCACTGCGCGCCGTCCGTAACGGTGACGGCGACATGTTCGCCTGCGGCCACCGTGCCGTAGCACTTCAGCCGTTTCTTCTCGTAGTTTGCCATCAATGCAAGCGTAGTCATGTCGCCGTCCTTTCTTGTTTTGTTGCCCCGTCGGCACGCGCCTCGGGGAAATCGCTATATCATGCCGCTCATGTCGAGCGCGAGGGATTTGCCCGCGTTGGCGGCAGGTCCGCCGTTCGCAGACCTGAGACGCGCCTCTGAAAGCGCGTTGGAGTAGGCTATGCCGTGCTGTCGCGCCTGTTCGGGGTCGCTCCACGGACGGTTCGTCATCGAGAAGAGCCGGGCGAGCGCGCCGTCGACAATCGCATCGCCATAGCGGCGAAGGAACGAGCGCGGCGCGCGCTCCTCGCTGATATGCGGAATCTCCACCGCCTCGACTATCACAAACTCTGGCGGCACGTCCTCTACCGCCGTGTCCGGCTCGATGATACTCTTTGCAAACGGAAGTTCGACAAACGGCGGGTCGCCGATTACCTTCCAGTCACACCCCTGGCGGAGCGGATGGCGCCCGTCTCGCATCACCTGTGTCACGCAGTCGATTTCGCCGGACAGTATGGGAGCGACCGGATAGTGCGTCTCGTGCGCCTCAAGCTCAATCTTGCGCCATGTGCGGAGCGCCGCGCTGCGCTTGCAGAAGTCGCGGTAGGTCGCCTGGAGCGTCTTTCGGACAAGAACGTCGTCGCAGTCGCGGAGCAGGTAGACCATGTTCTCCGCGAGCGACGGAACGGAGTCGAACTCCGGCCTCTCCCATTCTGTCTCAAAGAAGTCCATTTAGATGGAGAACTTTCCCTTTTGCGCGGACGGAGCCGCGCCGCTCTGAGTCAGCCCCGCAACGGCATCGGACACCGCGTCCTCGCCCTTTGCGCCCTTCGCCGTTGTGGCGTCCTTCTTCGCCGCCTTGATCTCGGCGTCGGAAACAAGCTCGTCAGAGCGGTCTGCAAGTTCGGGCTTCGGCGGATCGACGTGAAGCGCCGTGTGGCGGACGTTCAGCTTGCGCCGCTCCGCGATGTAGGCGTCGAAGTCGAAGTCCTGCTTGTCGCGGACGTGCTGCTTGATCGCCGCGACGAGCGTTGCCACATCAAGTTCGCCCTTCTCCACCATCGCCGCGTGCTCGCGCCTGATGGGGAAGCAGTTGCAGTGCGTGTCGTTCGTATCGTTGCGGAACGTGATTACGCCCGTGTCGATGTTGATTAACAGTTCCGTGTCGGTCTTTGCCATTTTGGTTTCCCTTTTTGTTGTTGATTGTCCACCCCGCCCCATGTGGAGCGGGATGGACTCCGACGCCACCGATTAGTGGAACATCGGGTCGCCGCCGGAGACGTTGGCCAACGCCTGCGCGTCGGTCTGCCCCTTGGCGAATGCCGGCGTACCAGGGGCGATGTCGCCAAGCGACTCGCCGAAGGTCTGGTAGCCGATCATGTGCACGACGATCTCGCCCTTCGTCAAGGCGTCGCCGGTGATGCCGTCCGGCACCTTGAGGCACAGCGTATCCGCCGCGGACGAGAAGTACGCGCCGGGAATGCTGATGGCGGTCGTGGGAGAACCTGCCGAAGTCGACGCGGCATATGCGCCGGTCGAGACGGCGGGCTGGCACGAGCGCAGCATCGTCGAGGACGCGGCGAGAGCGAAGTTTCCGCCGATGGCGGCGGTCGCGTCGTTCTTCGTCGCGAACGTGACGGTCGCTCCCGCGTTCACGTAGGACATCTGTTCGACCGCGATGTACGCGATGAGGAAGCCCTTCGGAATCGGGAGGAGGTCGTAGTTCGTGTTCTCGGCGGCGTTCGTCTTGCCGAAGTCCACCGTGCGGTTGTAGTCCACCATCTTCATCAGCGTGGCGGGGCAGGAAGCGCCCTTCGCGCCGAAGAGACCAGTGTTGGTTGTGAGTGCTGCCATTTCGGTTTACTCCTTTCCTTAGCCGATCTGGACGTAGCCGACGGAGAAGAACTCCGGGTAGCGCACGAACCAGTCGTAGATGAGCTTGGACCTGTGGAAGTCGCCCCATTCCTCGACGGACTGGAGCTTGTCCTTGATCTTCACCTCTTCGACGAATGTGATGGCGCTCGTGTCGAGGGTGATGATCGGATAGCAGTTCGCGGAGCTGACCGTGTAGATGGGCAGTTTGTCCGTGACGATCACGTCCGCACCGCCGAGGTTGCCGAGAACCTGAAGGTCCTTGCGCAGCATCGAAACGGCGTCGCCCGTGAGGTCGGCCTGCTTGAGCTCCGAGGTCTGGAGGAGATAGCCGAGGACGGTCGGCACGAAGATGCGCACGGGCTTCTCCTTGCCGCCGGGCTGCTCCTTGATGCACGCGGGGTGCTGGAGCAGGTAGTCGACCGCCGACATCTTGGCCGCGCCGCTGGTGATGGCGCTGCCGGAACCGGCCGCCGCGTCGCTCTTGAACAGCGTGACCGGGTAGGTCGTCGAGCCGAGGTTGTACTTGCCCGACTTGTAGCCCGCCGTCGTGCCGCTGTTGGCGGTCGCGACCTTGCTCGGGATGTCCTCCCAGAACTCGGCCTCGACCTCCTCGGACATGACCTTCGTCGACTCTTCGAGGACGGGGCCCTCGATGTTGAAGCCGGCGAAGAGCTTGTCCTCGTCCTCCAGCGTGAGCGCGATGTAGCGCTCGCGGCCGATGGTGAACTTCTCCATCGAAGCCTTCGGGCGGTCGTAGTTGACCTTCTCGCCGGGCTTCGTCTTGCGTGAATGGAGCGTCGGCAGTACGGGTATGTCAACCTCGGTGCCTACGCCCTTGAAAGTGCCCTGCCACTCGCGGTTGGTAGCGAGGGGAAGGACGGACTTGTCGCGGAAGCGCTCGCGAAAGCGCTTCTGATAGCGAATGGCCTGAGTCGCGGGAAACGCGCTCGCACCATTCTCCAATCCAAAATATGCCATTTCTGTGGCCTCCTGTTCGCGCAGGAGCGGGGTACGCTACTTCTTCGCGTTCTCCGCAGCCTGCGCACGATTGATCTCGTCCGACAGGCGCTTGACCTCGGCCCAGTCCCCGCGGTCGCGAGCCGCCTCCTTCTTGTCGAAGAGGGCGTTGATCTCGTCAGCCGTGTAGGTCTTGTCGCCGTGGATCCGCGTCGTCGGTGTTCCGCCGCCGGTTGCGCTGGGGTCGGGTGCGGCTGCCCCCAATCCGCCAGAAGGAGGTGGCAGTTCGAGCTTTTCCGTGTAGAACTTCTCGATGAACCACGAAAGACGCTTGAAGTCCTGCGCGTTGTACGCGGCGTTGATGGATGGTCCGTAGTATTCCACGAACTCCACCCACGCCCCGTGCTTGTCGCCGCCTTCCGCGACGGCAGAGCGCAGGAAACCGGGGTAGCGCTGTTCGATCATCTGTCCAAAGGCGACTTCCGCCGCCTGTGCGTTGCGCCTGTCGCGCTCCGCCTGCTCGGCCCGCATCTGCGCGATTTGGGCGTCGCGTTCGGCGTTCGCGGCTTCGACGGCCCTTTGGGCTATCAACGCCTGCGCCCTGAGCGAATCCTCCGTGAAGCCCTCCTTCATCTCGGGCGGCAGACCGTCGATGACGGACTGCACTCCCCGGCTTGAGGACAGCTTCGCGTTCTCCGCCTGTAGCGCCTTGACCTGTTCGTCCAGCTTCTTGACGCGTCCCTGCTCGACCTTCGCAGAGGCAAGCTCGCGTTGAGCCTCCTCGTACTTGGCCTTCCAGTCGGTAGTGTCGCCGCCGGTCGTTGCCGCCAGAGCTCCACGTCCCGCAAGCGCGTCCATTGCCTTGGTTATCTCTTCGTTCATCTCTCTTTTTTCTCCTCATCAAGCCCCTTGCCACAGGGGAGTTGGTGTTGCCTCGCCGAGCCTCAAACGGGAGGAGTCGGCGGACGGAATTGCCTAAGCGAGCGCGGCACCTCCTTCCTGGAATCCTCCGGCGGCCTGGGAGTTGGCTTTCTCCCTCGCCTCCATCAGAGCCTTGGCGGCGTAGTCCGCCTTGCTTAGACAAAATCTTACGTCAGCCAGCGCGTCGCGGCGCACGTCATCGGGCGTCCCGACCTGGCTTGCGCTCTTCGCGTGGCGCATGGCGTCGCCCTGCATGAGGGCGATGAAATCGTTCATCAGGTTCGCGGCGATGAGCCGGCTGAAAAATGCAGTCCATTCCTCGTTCATGCGACCGTCCTCCTTTCGGCGACGCCGCCCTGCGGGGCGATGGGTTCAACGCCGGCGTCTGGCGCGGGCGGCTGCTCTCCGCCGCCCTGCTCCGGCGCACTATTCATCGCCTGCTGCTCGGCGGCGGCGATCGCCGCGACACGGTTCAGGTTCTCCAGCCAGCGGACGTGCTCTTCGCTCGGAATCGCGTCCTCCATGCTGATCTGCAAATTGCGGACGATCGGCCGCGCGATTGCGACCACCGCGCTCGGCGGGAAGAGCTTCTGCAAGTATGCCGAGGTCGCGACAAGCTGGAAGAACTGCAAGCGCGCCTGGTCGAGCTGCGCCTTGAGGATGCGTCCGCGGATGCCGACGGGACGTATGAACACGTCGCCCTTCAGCTCCATGTCGTCGTCGTAGGCGAGTATCCAGTCGGCTATGCGCTGCGCCGTCGGCCTGATGATGCCGTCGTCGTACTGCATCGCCGACATCTTCACCGTGCGCATCATGTGCTCGGTCATCTGGGCGAGTCCGCCGGACGTGCGGAGCGCGCCGAGCTGTCCGCCCGTCTGCCCCTCG